TCTTGAGCGGCTCTTGCCACAGCTCGTTTGTCTTTTTGATTTCCTCGGCCTGGGCCTTGAGCTGCTCGCTGGCGTCGAGCGCATCGCTGCGCCGGGCGATGGCGCGGCGGCCTTCCTCAGTGTCGGCCGTGATGCCCTTGGCCTGCAATTCCTGCTTGAGCTTGATCTGCGCGATCTCAATGGCGCGGTCGTAGACGTTGGCGTCGATGAGGCGGTTTTCGGCGGCCAGCAGCTCGTTGGCCTGCTCCATCTTCTCAGTGTCGACGTTGAAGGCCGTGAGGTTTTTGGCGGCGGCCTCGGCCTTCATCTTGGCTTCGATTGTCGCCGTCAGCGCCTCAAGCGAGCCCTTCGACTTGTCGTTGCTCTTGATCCAAGCGTCCTGCGCCTTTTCCAGCGCCTTGAAATGGATTTCTAGGTCTTCGACGGCGCGACCGCCCTTTTCCGACGCGCCGGCGAGGGCTGCGGCAGCCTGCAGGCCCAGGTCGGTGTCGCGCTTGAGTTTGGCGATCGCGTCCTCGGAGTTGCCGCCGCCGGCCTTAATCTTGGAAAGGCCGGCGCCTAGCGCACCGGCGACCGCCGGCAACGGAATGCGCCGCGCCCAATCCTCCTCAGATGCGTAGGAAATTTGGCGGTCGACCCTTTGACCGTTGTTGAGCGCGTCGAGCTTCGCTTGAGTGTGGGCGCGGCTGTCTGGATTCCATTGCTTCGCGAGCTCTTTCTCGAGCTCCGCGCGCTTGAAGGCTTCCATTTGTTCCGGTGTCGCGAGCTTCAAGGCGCCGGGACCGCTGCCGATCTGCCCCGACCGACGCGAGTCATTGAGCACCGTGGCCCAAAAGCCCTCCCCGGATGCGCGGCCGCGCTCGAGCTGGCCGATGATTGTGCCCAGCCAGGTGTTGAGCGACTCCAGGCCGGCGGTCGCGATCGGGGCCCCAATCTCGGCAAACAGCGCGCGCATCTTGAGGCCAGACGCAGCCGCGCGATCGGCCATGATGTCGAGCTGCTTGATGGCCGAGTCGCTTATCATGGCGCCGGCGGCTTCCGCTTTGGCCCCCATGGTTTCCAGGCCGCCCGCGATGTCGGCCAGCATCGGCAGCATGCGCGTGCCGGCTTTGCCAAAGAAGTCGACGGCGGCCGCGGCGCGCTTTGCCGGGTCGTCGATATTCATAATGCCGGCGGCGACGTCCTTGAGCAGGGCCTCGGTCGGCCGCAGCTTGCCGGCCACGTCGAGGTTCTTGACACCAAGGCGATCGAGCGCCTCGACCATTTCCTTGCTGCCCTCGGCCGCCTCGCCCATTTTCTGCGAGAATTTGGCGATGCCCGTCTCGAGCTGCTCGAGCTTGACGCCGCTCTGAACCGCCGAGAATTGGAGGCCCTGCAGACCCCTCGCCGAGACGCCGAGCTGCTCGCCGAGCTCGTCCAGGCCGGCCGCGGCGTCAAACGACGCCTTGGCCATGCCGATCATTCGGGCCGCCAGATCGGCCAATGCCAACGCAAGGTGCGCCTTGACCGCATTACCGACAGAAGCGAGGCCCCTCTCCATCCTCGACAGTGCGGTATCCATCGACGTCGTACTGCGCTCCATCTTTTCGAGCGCCCGTGTCGCCGCCGTCGAGCCGTCGACAGCCTTCGACGAGTCGACGACGATGCGGATGATCTTGGTTTCTTCGGCCATGGATCACCGCTTCCTGGATTGCGCCGCGCGGACTTTCACTTCGTCGGCCTCACGGCGCACCGTGACCTCCACATAGGAGTCATCAATGGCGGCGACGATCTCGACGAAATCCTCCAGGCTGTCGCCGCTATAGCCGCGGCGCTCGCCCTCTCGGCGTATGACCTCACGCGGGATGGGGCGCGGGAGGCTTAGACCGCTGGCCATGCCCATCGAAATCGACTCGCGTTCACGGTCGCGGCTCAGATAGACGAAGGCCGCCCAATACGGGACGGCCTGTCGCGATGGTTCCGGGCGGGATAGCAAACGATTGAGGGCCCATTCATCGTCGCGCCTGACGCGGTCTTGCAAACCCTTGATGCTGGCGCCGTTCTCGCTATCCCACCGGATCAGTTTTTTAGTTCGTCCTCGATGATCTGAATGCGTTGGCCCCGGAAGTTCTTGTGCTTCCAGATGACCTCATCGATGGCCTCATAGACGTCGGCGTACTTTCGCAAAATGAAGATGCCGATTTCTGGTCCGTAAGGGACTTCGACCCCTTTGGACTTGATGCCTCCCCATTCGAGAATCAGCGCGTTCGCATAGAAGGGGATGCAGAATAGCCGCAGGCGTTCTCTCGAGGCTTCGGCGGCGACGAGGCGGCGAAGGCCGCTGTTGAATTCGTCGGCAACGGCCTTCCATTTGGGATTGTGCTCGGAGGCAGCGAGTACCCGTATCCATCGGTCCCTCGGCAGATCAACCACGGTGCCAATTTTGCCCTCAATCTCAGGCTTGCGCTCAAGGTCGTCCATGTCGTCAAGTTCAAAGTTTTGCATGTGTTTTTCCTCGGCCGGTAAGGTGAGGCCCTGCCGCCGACCACGACGGGGCCTCGGGAGATGCGACGCCATAGAAAGCGCCGCTAGACGGCCGCTAGGCCGCTTTGACAAGCCCCGCAGCCACCCAGTCATGTGCTGAGTGGCCGGCGGCAATGTCGTTCTCATCGAGCACCAGGCCTCTCGTGAAGGTGACCTTGCGCTCTGGCTTGCCTTCGCCCTGGGCGACGAACACGGCGAAGGTGGAAACGACGACGTATCTGTCACCCATGTCGGCGCGCTCCTGCGGTGGTACTTTGTGGAGGCGCACTAGGCGGCCAGTCGGGTCAGCGTGATGGCCGACGTGGAGGTGGCGTAGTAACGGGCCATGAAGTTGAGCGTCACCATGTGGTCGCCGGTGGCGCCGGGGTCGTCGATGTCGGGGTTGAAGACGTCGACGTTGCCGAGTTCTATCGTGTCCTTGAAGTTGGTCGTAGCGCCGATGGTCAGCGAGAGCGTGCGCCCGGTCTGCCGCGTCACGAACGTCGAGTATTCGGCGGCGAGGGTAAAATAGAATTGCACCGAGCCGCTGACATCGAATTGGCCGAGGCCGAGACCAAATGGCGAGTTAGAACCCCAGGCGTGTTGATCGCGCAGGCTGTTGCTGATCGTCATGTTGAGCCCCATGACCCTCGGCGCCGTGATGCCAAACAGGTCGCCGACCACGATGTCGGCCGGCGTTGACGGGTCGTAGCCCGGCGTTGGAGCGGCATAGGTCGCGCCCGCAATCGCGGCGGTGGCCTGCTGCTCGTCCAGCGCCTTGATGCCGAACGAGAGCGAGCCGGGATCGCCGTTGCGGAAGCCGACCGACACCTGGTCGACCAGGCAGCCGATGAGGCGGCGGTAGGGGTCGGTTGTTCCGCCCTCGTATTTCTCCTCAAGGGTGAAGGGCCTTTTCGTGCTGGCGTTCTTTAGAACGTCAGCGGCCCAGGCGCCGCACAGCGCCGACTCCCAAAGCACGTCGAGGCCATTGTCGCGCACCCACGGCATTTCGATCGACTTAGGGAATGTGAACAGCCCGTTTGTCATGTTGGCGGCCATGCGGTCGGCACGGCGTTCCGGCGAGCGCGAGGCTGGCCGCTGCGGCGAACCGCTGACACGACTGTCGCGCAGCAGTTTGAATGGCGGCGTGGCCGGCGTGGTGCCCTGCACTACTTCGCCGATGATCGCCGTCTGTTTATTGGCGCTGTCCATGACGGGTCTCCTGATTTACAGACATAAAAAAACCGCCCGGACGGGCGGCAGCGGCGGATCTCGCGGGGGCGGTGGTTAGCCGACGTTGTAAATCTCGTAGGCAAGTGCGACGGACTCGACCCAGAGCCCGGCTTCGTCGTGGCCTCCACCCATCGGCGCCGTGCTGGTGATACGGACCGACCGCGATCCAGCCGCGAAGCGACGCATGCGGAACGCGGTGCGAATGGCGGCCGCGTAGGTTTCGGCCAGGTCGCGCTTGGCCGTGCCGGCGCCCAGGCGGGTGCAGACATTGACCGTCACCTGGCCCACCTCTCGGTGCAGGTTCGCCGCCGGCGCGCCGAAGGTGACCTGCTCCTCGCTGCCGCCGGGGAATTTTAGTTCCAGATAGCCCGTCGAGACGTCGGGGTTCTCCGACGTGTTCACCGTGTCCTTGATCGGCCAGGCGATGGATGCGGACGTGCGGATGGTCGCGAGTTCCACCCTAAAGGCGTCGCGTAGCGTGTCGCCTGACATGGCGGTCTCAGTTCGGCAGGCTGGTTGGCTTGATGAAAAACTGCAGCGCCGGATACACCTGATCGCGCTGGATGCGCCGGGTGCCCCGTTTACCCCACACTTTGATCCCGGTGTTGAGGTTCACGTACTTGAAGTCGAAGAACAGCGCCTTGCCGAACCTGTTGACCAGGGCACGGAGCACGACGCGATAGACGCCACTCCTGGCCTGACGGCTGAGCGCCGCCCGCTTGCCGCGGCCGGTGCGCTTGTTCGCCGTAGCGCCCTCGATCTTGCGGGCGTAGGGCTGCGGATTGACGATCTGGACGCGGTCGGTCGGCTGCACGTTGCGTAGTGCAACCCAGATATTGCCCTGCTCCTCGGCGCCGTTGATCATCACGGTGTGTGAACTGGCGTAGCGGCCCGTGAGCACCGGGCTCTTCTTCTGCAATTCGGTCAGCGCCCAGCGAACCGCCTCCGCCATGCTGGTGCGCGCCGCGAATTCGATCTTGCCGAACGGCTTAACCTGCAGATAGTCGCGCCGTGGCATGCCGTCGGTGACGACCACGGGTTGGCTGTCGAAGCCTCGACGGACCTCTTCCTGCAGGGCCCGCTCCGCCACGGCAATGGTGTTTTCCTTCACCCACTGGCCGATGCTCCGGCCAAGCTCCGGCGTCGACAGCCCTTCGTAGATGACTGGCATGTCAGCCCGCCACCAGGAGCTCGTAGAGCGCGACGGTGCCGGCATCGCCGAGCGGACGGACGTCGAGGATCGACCTTTCACGCCCGTCGATAATGATGCTGTCGTGGCGCAGCGGCGCCTTGCTGGCCCAAGTCGACGCTGCCAGCTCAGTCGTGCCGATTTTTATCCGAAACTCCTGCTGGGCAGAAGAACCACCGATATCAGCGACAGTGCCCGGGAGCCGCTTACCCCTGAGGGTAACCGTCGACGCCTCACCTTCCCGCTTCAGGTTCATGGTCTCGCCGTGTCCCTGCAGAATCGCATTCACTTCAGCGACGAGGCTCATCCGGCGTTCCAGTTCTTATAGGGCGCCAGGGCGGCCTCGACCTGAGGCAGCAGGCCGGAGCTGCCGATGCTGTCGCCGCCGGCGACGCTATAGCTGGCGCTATAAACTTCTGGGACATTCACGCTGCGGACCGCGGGATCGCGGGCGCGGGCGACGTACATCCCCTTTACCTGCTCGATCACGGCGGCCTCAAGGTCAGGCGGAACGGCATTGGCGGTTGCCAGGGCCCAGCCGGCGACATACGCCACGACGATCTTGCCGCTCGACCAGGTTACCGGCGCATCTTGGACGAGCCGTTCGACCAGCCCGCCGCCCACCAGACGGTAATCTGTCCCAGCCGTCAGCGTGACCGCAGCCTCTACGACGCTGGTGATGGCCGTGACGGGCACCCGCCAGGGCAGGATGAGGGTGGAACCGCGGGGCCGCTCGCCGCTGTTGACGAACCAGGTGGCGCGCAGGGTTTCCAGGCCAAAAGTCGGCATGGCGCCCGCGACGTCGCGAGCCAGACCGCAGCGGGCCGTCGCGAGCGCCGATACGCGCTCGATCATGGCCTCGATCAGGGCGGTATCCGTAGCAATACCCAGCACCGCCTGCACCTTCGCTGCCGTGGTTAGCATTCGGGCCGCTCCGTTGGCAGCGGCCGCGGTGACTTCGAGCATGGGCACGGTCATGGCGGAATTAGC